TGCGAGACTCGGCAACCTTGCCGTCGCGGGCGATATTGCGAACCATGCAGGAAACAATGCGTTGCCGGTCGTCCGGGCGCTCCATGAACTCTTGCGCCATCGTGGTAAATCCAACCGAGCGTATCACTTCAGATACCGCTTCCAACTCTTTCTGTGTAGGCTGCTTCATTTTTGCTGCTCCTTATGCGGTTGAGTACCGCCCTTGCATGATTAAATAGTATACAAACCTGCTTTGTATGTCAAGTGCAATATCGCACTAAACTGTGGATAATCTGTGCAAATCTCATTTATCTCCAGTGTTTACGCGGGTGAAAATCTTTACCGGTGATCGTCTAGACGCTGCTGATGTGTGTGCGGGACAGGGGTACTGCATAGCCCTGGCACTCACTGTACGGGCACACTTAGGGCAAGGACGCATGATAGGAGGTCTCCCACCTTTGCGTCCCAGGTAGCTCATCACCGCTGATACAGTTTTATCATCCATATCGGGATTGTATGCGCAAAGCTGGTTTGTTGTCAAATATGCTATGGAAGGAAAAGCGCGTTGACCGCATATTTCACGTGGGATGGGTAAGGCGGCTTGACAAGGTATACCAAAAGATTTAGCCTCGCGCTTATGGATGATAGAGAGCATAATCACCCGCCGGAAGCAGCCCGATACGCCCAGCGCATCCAGATTGTCCGAGATTACAGAATCAACCAAGCACGCAAAGCCGAAGCTGCCCAGCACACGCAAGTACTACTCAAAGCACGCCGCGAACGACTGCAAGCGAGAAACGCGCTATAATCGCAGCAGGAGAACGATATGCCAGCAGGACGGCCAACGCTTTATTCTGTCGCACTTGCAGATTTTGTGTGCGATAGGATAGCTACGGGTGAGTCTGTGCGCGCTATTTGCGGAGATGCAGATATGCCCAATGCTGGGACCGTGTTTGATTGGCTCCGCAAATATCCAGATTTTGCTGAGCATTACGCACGCGCGCGAGAGCAGCAGGCCGAGAAATATGCCTCTGAAATCATAGAGATAGCCGATGAAACGCCGACGTGTGCGGTGCCCGATCCTGATGGTGGAGTGTGTGTACGTGTGGATGCGGCGGGCATCCAGCGCAACAAACTGCGCGTCGATGCCCGTAAGTGGATTGCTTGCAAGCTGCTGCCTAAGGTATACGGCGACAAGACGGCCATTACTGGCGACGGGGGCGGCCCAGTGCAGATCATCACGAGCATCCCCAGGCCGCCTAAATAGTGGGCGTATTGTACCCATATATGGTACAATGTACCCATGAGTAGAGTAACGCGGGAGATGTGGCATTGTGATCTGTGCGGATGGGAGTGGATGCCTGATAGCAGCGCAAAGCCTGCGCGGTGCCCTAACCGGGCTTGCCGGTCTCGCAAGTGGGATAATGGGAGCGTAAGCGTAGCGGCTACACTGTCGGTCTCCAAAGCCGAACCCGCTGGTTCGAGTCCAGCCGCTCCCGCCAAATGCACCCAAACCGGCCATACCGGATTCCAACGTGCGGACGGCTACTGGTGCACAAATTGTCGGAGGATGTACCCATGATTAGGCGATTCGTTCTACTGCTGCTTGTCTGCTTGCTCTCTGCAAGCCTTTCAGCACAACACGCCATTGGCCCGGAGCCGCGTGTTCCAGCGAGACCTGTTTCTCAGCCTTCCAACCATGCGGTGATATACGCCACCGTGAGCGCGGCGGTAGTAGTTGGGGCAGTGCTGGTAATCGCGCATCACAGGCACCACCGGAGGCATAAATGAGAGAGCTATTTGACATTATCGGTACAACGCTGCTGTTTTGCTTGGGTCTTTGGTGCTGGAAGATGTACACTCACACGTGAGGTGATCTATGCCAGCCTACAACACTCAGCCAATGCCCACACCCAAGCCTGCGCTCTACACCGGCGACCAGATCGCGCTGGTCAACAATGCCGCATCTGATAGCGGCGTACTAGCCACGGAGCAGGTGGCCATTGCTCCAGCGCCAGGTGATACGGCAACATATTGCACGGTCTTCAACTCCACAAACCAGGCAGTACAGATGCAAGCCGCCCCGTCGGATAGCGCGGCGCTGTACCAGTCTCTCGGATCGTCTATCGCAGCCGGTGCGCTTGCTACGATCTCATGCGCTGTGCCTTGGGTGCGCGGCCTGTTTGCCACGGCTCCCACAACCGGCAGTCTCATCATCTACCACGGATAGGCTATGGACACAGTAGAGCGTGACGAGATATACGAATGGGCGATCAACGCGCTCCGAAGTGGGGCGACGATTGATTCTCTCCGCGAGGAGATTGAGGCCGCGTACCGCCACGTGGAAGGCATGAAGCAACGGCCTATTTTCTCAGGCATCTATCCAGATAAGGAGGTTTAAGGGTATGGGTCTATCAGGCGCAGAGCGGTTTGTAATCGACACACGCAAGATTTACGATCCATACCCTTTCCAGTGCCGCTTCCATGCTTCGGCAGCACCATACGGGTTCATGGGCGGCGCGGCTGGACCCGGCAAGACGATGGGGATGCTGATGGAGCAGTTCCAAGCCTGCAACGAGTTCTCTAATGAGGATGGTCCCAAGGTCCACACGATCCTGTTTCGGCGTACGTTCCCCATGCTTGAGGCAACAGTGATTACGCGCTTCCGTGAGTCGTTTCCCAAGGAGCTTTACCGGCAGTACAACGAGGGCAAGAACCAGGTCACATGGCTCAACGGCGCTACGACCAAGTTCGGCTCGATGCAGTATGAGCATGATGTTTGGGGTTGGCAAGGCCAGTGGTTCCACATGGGTTACGATGAGCTTTGCGAGTTCACTTTCAAGCAGTGGGCAAGCGTTGCGGCCTGGAATCGCTGCCCGGTGAGCGATAAGCCCCGCAAGTATGGGGCAGGAAATCCCATCGGTATTGGCGCGATGTGGGTAGAGGATTTGTTCGTCAAGGGTATTCCCTGCATGGGGATGGACGATAGCCAGAAGGCAGCATTTGACCCGGATGACTACGATTACTTTCCGGCGACATACCTCGATAACCCTATCTTTGCCAATGACCCCACGTTCCTCAAGAACCTGGAAGCGTACCCGGCAGATGTGCGCGATGCGCTCAAGTTCGGCCTGTGGGGAGCGGCTGGCGGATACTTCAGAGGCGTGTGGGATGAGAATATCCATGTATTCAAGGATGGCAGCGTTCGGTTCCCAGACTGGTATCGCCGGTGGATTTCAGGCAACTGGGGCTATGAAGACCCGGCAAGCTACTACAAACACTGCATGGGTCCAGATGGTGAGGTCTATACCTACGATGAGTTCTATACGCAACACCTTGACCCTGAGAACCTGGCGGAGGCGCTGGCAGAATGGGCGATGGAAGAGGATGAACACGGAAAGTTGGTAATGCCCAACTTTGTGAACTTCACTCAGTCATTCGATGCAAACTACGCCAAAACCACAGCGACGATGGGCGCGGATATGCGGTCTGTGAATCAGCGCATGACTCCTGTATTGCGTCGTGAGGGCATCCCAATACCGCTGCCAAGCACAAGGGACAAGCTGGGGCGCGATACGCTGATGAGGGAACTTCTGGCCAAGCGAATCAGAGTGGGCGAGGATGCTGGTGGGCACCCGATAGAGATTCCAGGCTGGCAGGTAAGCGACAAGTGTCGCCAGTTACGCCGGATAATCCCAATTGTGAAGTCTGACCCGATTCGTGTTGAGCAGATTGAGGCAGGGATTGGCGGATCTGATTCTCCGCTGCAAGGTTCCGGGTACGGGCTGTATGCAATCTTTGGCCGTCCAGCCTCCAAACCGTTGCAAGTGAGGCAGCAGGAGTATTATCAGAGCTTGAGTCCCAAGGCGGACATGACGGCAAAGAGTGTGCTTATGGCAAAATGGAAGCAGGACAACAATCCGAGGAAGGGGTCAGCATGGGCAGCGCGGCAGTGATATTCGTTCTTTTGGTGGTGATTGCGATTATGGCCATTTGCGTACAGGACGATAAGCGCAAGATTAAGGCACTGAAAGAAGCACGTGATTTTGCGCTTGGAACTCTGAGTACAGAAACCTCCCATAATGCTCGACTTGAGGCAGAAATTCAGCGTCTCCGCAAGATTCCTTTGACACAACCCCAGGAAAAGAGAGATGATTCAACCATTAAGGCCAAGTCTTCGGCGGATGTGCGCCGGTTGACCGAGGCGGCGTTTGGGTTGCAACCTGAGATTGGAGCACAGAATGACATCGAGTAAATTCGCACAACTCTTGCAGAATGAGTTGATTCTGCCCAGTGACCCGCACTTGGTGGCCCGGTTTGAGGCGCTTCTGGCCGAGAACTTCTTGGTAGACCCGGAAGAAGTGCCGATAGTCGTAGAACCTCAACTGAAGCCGTTGGAGGGATGGACCAGGGACGGTTTGCTCGTTCGCAGGGATGCACCAGAAGTGAACGCATCGCTTCCGGCTGATGGAGTAAACGTCGTGGAATCATTACCGGAATCGACCGAAAGTGAGGCAAAATAATGGCACGAGATGGCTTTGATGGACTCGGCAAGATGCGCGGCGGGGAGCGGAATAGCTCTTACATCCCCAAGCCGCATGGAGAAACCAAACCGCACGAATCGACTGAAGAGCAAGAGAAGAGCGACGGCGGCGGCGATCAGATTCACAACGTCCACGATCACGGCGATGGGACTTTCCACACAGAGCATCCCGACGGAACCCGCGAAGAGCATCCAGACCATCTGCATATGCTTGCGCACCTTGGCCACAAGGTAACGGACGGCGACAAGCACCACATCGTACATCACGACGGCATCGCAGCCCACTCCCACTCGATTGATGAGCAGGGACAGCATACGGACCATGGTGAGCACAACACCGCAAACGAGGCTCGTGAGGCGATGGACAAGTTTCTCGGCGAAGAGTCCGAAGAACCGCAGCACCAGCATGGCGAATCAGAGAACGAGGAAGGCTCAGCACTGGGCGGAATGTAATGGATTTTTCACAGGATGAACTTATGACGATCAAGGATATGTTCCTGCATTATTGGGAATCGTATCGTCCTGAAGGTGATCAGGTGGCTATCTATGATCGAATTCTTGACAAATTGAATCCTGAAAAATCCCCGCATGAATCTACAGGGAAAATGTAACCGGGCATACCGCCCAAGGAGAATGACGTGAAAAAGACACTCTTGATTATCGGCGCGTTGCTTCTGGCTTCACTGCCCGTTTCAGCGCAGTATTATGGCCAATACGCCAGCGACATCAATGTCATCAGCTTTGCCTATGGAGTCACACCCAATGGCGGACCGGCGCTTATTGTTGGTGCTGGCGGCGGAACTTCGGGAAGCTACTCAATCACGCTGGATTACGGAAAAACCTCTACCGGCGTGGGCGCGTATCCTCTTTACCCATTTTCAGGCACCACCTATCCTCCGTTCGCAATCGGCTCCGGCGCGACCTATGAGGTTGTCACTCCGAGTTCGGCATCCTGCACAACTGGGCAGGCGAACAGTTACCAGCAATGCGTATTGACGGCGACTTTCACTTACGCGCATGGTGCTGGAGATGTGGTGAGGGCATCGGATGGTGGAGTATTTGAGGCGACTCAATACTTTACAAGCATGGGTGTCCAGCGGCAGGTCGTGACTCTGACCAATGCCCAGATTCTCGCTCTGTATGCAACTCCGGTTCTATTGCTTCCCGCTCCTGGCACCGGCCTGTTTTATGACGTGTTGAAGGCGACTCTCGTTGACGAGAATACCGGCACAGCCTATGCGAGTGGAGGCGTTCTGACTGTCGGATATGGTACAACGGCAGCTACAAATGCTCTTGCCTCGACAGTTGCTGCGGCTTTCCTTACGTCGGGAACCACTATGCAGGAGATCAATGAAAGCGGCGTATTGAATGCGGTCCTTACTGCGGCCAACGTGCTCAATCAGCCCATCTACATCACCAATGCAACCGGAGCCTTCACTACAGGAACAGGAACCTTGAAGGTGATTCTGGAGTATTCTGTTTCGGTGCAATAATGCCATCAGTATCGAAGGCGCAAACACGTCTCTCCTCTGGACCGCGACCCATTACGGTCCCAGAGGGAACCTTTCATCATAATGCGCATAACCTCACTGGAATGCGATTCGGAAAACTTGAGGTTGTGTGTGAGTATGGAAGAAACTCGAAGAGGCAAATTTCTTGGTTGTGTTTATGCGATTGTGGAAACAGTGTGGTTCGGGTAGCTAGTAGTCTTGAGTCTGGAAGAACCACAAGTTGCGGCTGCAATAAACATGCTCCAGAAGTAAAGGCGCGCCGACGTTTATCTATGAGACGCCCTGGCGCTACTATGAGAAAGTCTTTTGGGGAATCAAGACGAAGTGCAATCGTAAGAGGTCTTGATTTTTCATTGACGCCAGAGGAATTTTCAAGACTCACTCAATCTTCATGCTTTTATTGTGGAGATAGTCCGGCGCAGGTGAAGCGAACGGTTTTCGAGGAGATCGTGTTGAATGGCATTGACAGGGTTGATAACAATCTTGGATATTCCAAGGAAAATACGGTTTCATGTTGTAAACCGTGCAACTTTATGAAGCGGGAAATGTCGTTGTCTGATTTTACCGAAAGATGTGCAAGAATTGCATCGCACATGGGAGGCGACCATTCCAGCTAAAAGTGTTGCGCAACAAACCGCCATGCAAATCGCGGAGCACGCCCCTGGCAAACTCTATTCGAGAAACCGGGGGCTGCTCAAGATGTCCCATTCGCAATTACACGATTTTAGCGTTGGCTCCGAGAAGGGCAAGCCTGATCGGAAGGGGAAACTATATGGCGCGAGATAAAGACGACAAAATGGTTTTGATTGGAGGCGCTTGGGTATGGCTTTCCGATGTAGCATCTGTTGTACCTCTTAACCACCCAATTGTGAAAGATTTAACATTTCGTCCAAGAACCAAGTCTGCAATCTGTGTGGAATCATCTTCTTTGTTGCTTGAGGATGAACGAGAACCGCAAGAGCTTGTTGCAGACATCATGCGAGATGAGCGATGAGCAAACTCTATGCAGCAGACCGCAAGAAGATGCCGAAGAGTTCCTTTGCCGGACCTGGGCGCAGCTTCCCAGTCAATGATGCCACACACGCTCGACTGGCGATCAGCGGCGCAACCCGCAGCGAACACGCTGGCAACATCAGCGAATCGGAAGCCGAGCGCATCAAGTCCAAGGCGCGGGGAAAGTTGTATCAGCGATGAACCACAACGGCGCATACTGTGTACGCCACGCATGGAACGCCCTCACGCAAGGGCCGTGCTGCCAGTGCATGACCGGACAGCAAAAGCTCGATTACGTGTGGAAGCAGATGCGGGAAGCGCGGTTGTCGCCCAAGGACTGCCTGATTCAATGCCCGTACTGCCTGAGTATGATTACCGACGGAAAGCCGTGCTGTGACGTGATTGCAAGGGCAATGGCGGCGATTCTAGCGCGTGAGGATGTGGTGAACTTGGGAATCGAGGCCGCAAATCGCAACTAACGCCCTACTCCCGGATGGACTTGAAGCGGACGAAACCGGCCTGGACTCGGTTCCACAGCCCGATGATCCGCCAACCTACGGCGAGAATAACCGGGATATGCCTCAAGACTTGACTGACAAGCTAGAAGGCATCGTAAAGAAACTCCAAGACCAGGAAATGTACGACCGGCGCATCGAAGTGCTGCTCGACCGCATCATGCGCTTCTATTACGATGGAATCCAGCACGTTTACCCCAACTGGTCAACAGGTGTTTACCAGGTTGGTACGGCTGGCGGATATGTTGACATTGGCAACGGCCAGAATGTGCAATGCCCAATGTTTATGGGGGCTTACAATATCTTCCGCGCACGTTGGCGTTCGCTCGATGCAGTGCTGACACAAAATCCTCCTGGCATTGGGTTCGCGGCGGATAAGCAGGATTCTGAGTCTATCGAGGCATCTGAGACCGCAGAAGGGTTCTGGGAGATATTCGACCAGTCGGAAAAAGGTGGCGCGGTAAAGAGGATTCAAAAGCGCGTCTCTTACATGATGGGAATGTCGGGCCGGACAATCGCATGGACGCACACGCTAAAATCCAAGGCGCGTTTTGGCTTGAATGATGAGGATGAGCCGCGCTCAATGGAGACGGCGGACATTTACGGAACAATGGAGTCCAAGGTTCCCATTGTCTGCAAGTGCTGGTCCGACGCGCCGTACTGCTTCCTGTTTGACGATAAGAATGTTCTTACCCTAAAAGCACAGAATGAGTGGATTCGCTCGAAGATCACCGCCGGGGAGTCGTCTATTGGCGAATCGGACTGGAATCGCTTTGCGCGAATTGGAGTCAAGCAAGCGAAAAAGGGATTTTTCCTTACCGGTCTGGCGCTGAATTACCTTACGACCGAGTTGAACGGTTTCCTTCGCCCTGAAGTGTTCCAAGACAAGATGTTCGATTCTGCTTATCCGGGCGCTGATGAAAAAGACGTGCGCGATGATGGCAAAGAGTTCACTTATCGAGACAAGTTCCTGCAACTGTTCCCTGATGGGTGCCATGTCAAATATGTAGGCAAGTCGTACTCAGAAAGCTGGAATGAGTGCCCTGACGATGCGATTGATATTGTGTTCCCGATGGAGCGCGATGGCATGACCGGCGGGGCGCTGATGGAGCCAATGAAGGTTGTCCAAGATGCCTACAACGACTACATGAACGCCAAGAGGGAGAATTACGAAACTGGCTGGAGTGTAACGTATTTCCGGGGCAGCGACGAAGATTATCAGGCAATCTCAAATCAGCGATCACGGCCAAATGATTACATTCTTTTGAAAGAGGGACCACCAGACCAGGAGATTGGGAAGCAGATAGTTTACCGCGAACCTCCCGCGGCTCCTCCAGAGGGATTCGATGAGGCGATTGAAGAGCTTCGTGGGCCAGTGTCGCAGGATATTTCCGGATCGATGCCTGTCCTTCAGGGGGAATCTAAGTCTGGCGACCCTGCATCAAAGACAGCAATGGAGCGTTCTCAGGCAATGGGGATGCTCGGCCCATCGTGGGGATATTTGCAGATTCTATTCGCGGGGATCGCAGAGAAGGCGGCGCGGCTGGCATCCAAGAATCCCGATCATGGAACGGAGATAGCAGTCGTTGGTAAGGATGGTGCGAAGATCACCGTAAAGATGGAACGGCTGAAAAAGGGCAAGTTCCATTCCCATGTGTCCGATTCATCTTTCCCGGAGACTACGGCGGCGAAGCGGGCGAATCTTACCGACCTTGTGAAGATGGCCGCCGCTTCTCCGGTTGGGCAAGCGCTCTTCGAGTCACCCGACAACTGGGAGGAGTTCATCGAACTCAATGGCAATCAGGACTTGGTGTTCATCCCGGCAATCGCGTACAAGAAGCAGGCGAGAGAGCTTGAACTACTTTTGCAGGAACCGCCAAACATTCCAGCGCCAGAGGAAATTGCTCAATATGCGGTTCAACACGCGGAGCAGGCATTACAGGCTGAGCAGCAAGGTTTACCAGCCCCGCCGTATGCTCCTCCACAGCCGCAGCCGTCAATAATGCCAGAGCAAGACGATTATCACAAGTGGGAGTCAGCAAAGTGCCAAGAATACCTATCGAGCGAGGATTGCTGGTTGAGGATGAATGTAGCTCAGCCGGAAGATGGGGAAGCACCCGAAGATGCCTTGAAACGTGCCGCACTCGGTATCCAAAACGTGAGGATGCACAAAGCGGTTCACGATCAGATGATGGCGGCTCAGGCCCAGGCAGCGGCCCAAGCTCAACAGCAGATGAAGCCTCCGAGCGAGTCGATAAACTTCAAAGATGAACCAGAGCAAGACAAAGTTCAAATGAATGCCCAGGCGGGAATCAAAGAAGCGGCACCAGAGGCGCAGAGTTCCGTACAAAAGAACGCGGCAGCACCGGGAACGCGGGGAACGGCAACAGTCTAAAAGGAGAGAGAGAAATGCCAGATGAAGCGGTACTTGACGTAGGCGCGGAACTCGAATCTGAGGGCGCGGAAGAAGTTGAGCAGGGAGCCGAAGCGGAAGTTGAAGGTGCGGAACAGGCGCAGTCGGTTGACGGTGAACCAGCGTCGGCCGCGAGTACTTGGAAGCAACTCAAGGACAAGCTGAAAGATTCTCCAGATTTGCACCGCGAGGTTAAAAAGGCGCTGCATCATTGGGAAGAATCCAGAAAACTGCTTCCTGATGGCGTTGCAAAAACCGTTGAGCGGCTAAAGCTGATGGAGCAGCTTGACGACAATACCGACGATGCCGAGTATGTGCCGGGATCAACGCCGATTGAGCAGGTAATCTCGAATACTCTGGCCGAGCGGTCATTCTGGCGCGATTATGACAACGCATTCCAGGCTGGCGACCCCAAACTTATCAACCAGATGGTCGAAGCCAACCCTGAGAGCTTCCAAAAGCTGATTCCTGCGGCGATGGACCGCTTTGCTGATGTGAATCCAGAGGGATTCTCGGCTTACATCTGCAAATCTGTATCCGGGTATCTGGGTAATGCGGGGATTCCACTACAACTTGCTCTTTTGGAACGCGTTTTGCCGCAAACTTCCGATGACCCCAACCTGCAGACGGTAATTGAGGCATTTAAGGCAATCAAGGGCGTTGTGGAGCAGATCAACACGACCGCCAGGAACCCGATAGCGCCAAAAGCCATTCAAGGCCAGCAACCGGGCACGAAAATCGGAACAGAGGGCAATAATCTTGAGCAGCGGGAGATGAACGTCCTGCATGACGAGTGGTTGCGCGAGATTCGTCCCCGTTCAGAGTCTTTTACTGTGAACGAGATCAAAAAGATTGCCCCAAGCGTGAAATTCACACCGGCAGAGGCGAACTCTATCCGCAACGCTGTGCGAACCGAGATAAATGCGCGTGTGACCGCGAACACAGCCTATCAGGGAAAGATTAAGAGCTTACTCAAGGCCAAAAACAAGACTTCGTACAGCATGACGGTGGAATCCGAGCATAAGAAAATCATCCCCGGTGCCGTCAAGCGGGCCGTGGACGACGTTCTGGCGAAGCGCAAGGCCGGGCAGGGCAAGAAGGCTGCGGCAACAGGCCAGCAAGCGCAGAAAACCGGCGCACAGGCCCAGCAGCAGACGGACAACAACAAGTTTGAGTGGATTTCCGATTCTCCTACCCGCCTCGGCCTCAAAGTAGACTTCCGGCGCGGGGGCATACAGGCTGACAACACCGCCTACATCGTGGGGCGTGCAAAGCCGGTGAAGTGGAAGAGGAAGTAGGTTATAATGGGGTTGTGGGCGTTTGCGCGCCCACACATCTCAGGCCATGGAGGGCCGTCAATGCCAACCCCAAGATCAGGATACATCTATTTCATCGGTACAGAAAGGTTCGGCTGGTACAAGATTGGCCGAAGCTACATCCCACATCTGCGCGTTGAGAATATCGGAGTTCTGCTCCCATTCCGGGTAGATATTTATGCAATCTGGCGTTCCCACGACGCCCTTGATGCTGAATGGCAAATGCACCAAAAATTCTCAGCCAATCGAATCAATGGAGAATGGTTTGGCTTCGATTGGCTGGAAGTGAAAGCAATTATTGAACATAGTGAATATCCGTGGTTTACAGAGAAAATCTTCAAATTAGGAGATGAAGGGTCTATTTACTCTAAATTCAGAAACATGGAGGAAGATGTTCTCAGGATGGGGAAAAGCCCCCAAGCTAAATTGAAAGCTAGAATCAAGCCGGTATATAAAGAAATAATCTCCCAACATCCCGAATTGGCTGTTGATGAGATTTCAAGAATGATGGCATGGAAAGAAGCGACAGGCGTTGTTTTAGCTCAAATGTCGCTGGCTTGACAGACTATGATATATTGTTTTCAGCCGAAGTTTCACCCGTATCCGGGCTACGCATACCGGCCTTACCCGATTGGGGAGGAAATAATCGAGACGACGGCGTAGTACATCGGAACACGCGAAAGCTACAGCGGCACTCGTGCTGGCTCTCCCATACGGGAAGCGAAGAGGGCGTGGAGATGATCTCAAAAAGAGGTTATTTTCATGGCTATCGCAGATGCGGCACAGGCTCTTGCTTCCGAGCAAGAGTACGTCAGACCGGAACTTGAGAACTACGTTCTCTCGCAATCCGTCCTGTTGAAGGAAATCCAGAAATCCAAAATCAAGGCGGTTAGTGACCGGCCTTCGAGGATTCCCACCATGCCGTCTCTCGGCGGCAAGCCCCGTGTTGGCAACATGAACGGCGTTGACATGGGCATTGGCTCCGGGCCCACTCAGGTTCCCGGCCAGATCACCCCGGTTTGCTACATTCACGCCTTCAGCTATACCAAACAGGCGGAATACGCGACCGACACCGACGAAAAGGCAATCGAGAACTTCGCTACCCTCACGCGCACTCTTGCGCCGGAGCGGTTTGCCGACTTCCTCGAAACCGTCCTCCAAGGCGATGCTTCCAACACCATTGACACCGTTACCAGCATCGTGACCTCTGGCGGCAACATCACCGCCCTTGGCGTCAATTCCGCCAATCTGTTCCTTGACGATGAGGATATTGACGTTTGGACAGCGGTCGGCGGTGCGTTTGTGACAACCATCACAGTACAGGATTCCGATATTTCTCTGAACCAAATCCTGTTGCTGAATCCGGTTCCCGCCGGAACAATTACTGTCGGCATGAAGCTGATGGTCAATGGAGCTTCTGGGCAGGCCAACACTGGCTTGAACGGCCTTCGCTACTATCAGGTGGCCACCGATACCGGCAACTGGCTGACCGTACAGCGCGCGGCGTGGTCTGGCAAGTACATTGCCCAGAACATTCCCGTCAACGGTGCCTTGACCCCTCAGATCGTCCGCGCCATCCATTCCCAAATTCAGTTGGCAATGGGCAAGAAGAAAGCGGATGCTGATGAGCTTGTAGCCCATGCAACCGTCAACGAGCAGAACGCCTGGGAGATGAACGCGCTCCTCGTCCAGCACATCAATATGGCTGAGATGAAGGGTTCCGAATCCGAGGATATGCTCAAGCGGGAAGCCTCAACAACCATCGCTGGGCGGCGTTGGCTCATCAACGAACGCGCTGTGCCGGGGTACATCGACTTCCTCGCGCTCAAGAACGCTTCCATGGTCGAAACCAAGTCCATCGATTTCTACGACGTCGGCAGTCAGACCCTCTTCGGCCTCATCGGGCAGTCGGGCGGTCAGGCTTCCGGGCTGGTTTTCTACATGGTGGCCGAGCTTAACCTCGTGTGGGTGCAAACGAGAATGAACGCCTTCTTAAACGGAATTGCGATAGAACACGGCCTTTACGGTCAATAACTTGCGGTAACAGAGAGGTTCAAACTTGTCTGAATTGATTCAAACTTGCGGGGAGATTCCCAAGCCTACTCACTACCCCACGATGTCTATGGGGCAGTACGGGAAAATCCCCGGCAGGGATGAGCCTCTTTTCCGAATCGTCTTTGCGCCGACCGTGCGCGGGCTGGTAGGCGGTGAGTTTACGGACCCAAATACGGGCGCTGTTGAATTCACCGGCTATCGTTCTTGCTCTCGTTACGAATACATCGGCGACAAGTGGATCATGGAAAAGTGGGTTTCGGCCCAGGAGTTTACCAAGCAGACGGAACTTGAATACCGAGCTGCATGGGAAGACCCCAAAACCCATCTATGCCTCACCGGACCTTACCCGGCCAACGGTGATTGGCAATGGGTTTGGACTTTCAATAAGCCGGAGCAAATTGGCGCTGCGGGAATTGTAGCGGCGCTCGTCAATAAGGCAAAATTCAACTCTCAGGCCGCGAACCGGGCAGCAATCGAGCAGGCAGCGGAAAAAGCGAAGCAGGACAAATTTCAGCAGAACTTCGACAAGATGAAAGACAGTCAGCGGGTATCAGGTATCCGGGCTGCGAACATCGGCGGACGGGTCAAGGCGCAAAAATCCTTCCCTGAGCTTAAAGATGCTCGGAGCCTGGGATTACCCGTGCGCGGCGCAAGAACAATCAAACCTACCTCTGGGCAACTTCAGGTAGCCGGTTTCTAAAGGAGAGAATATGCCTTCAAGCATCATCGACAGGGCGTTACCGAAAGTTCCTCGTTCGGACGTGGCGGACAGGGCAATCGGCCAAAAGCAGTCCATCGGCAGATCGCGCATCCTTCCAATCAAATTGCGGATCATTGAGGAATCGAAGAAAGAGAAAGTCCACATCTTCAATGTCGGCCCCTGGGCGCAAACTGTAAATACCGGGTCAACTGGCACTTTCACCATTCCTGCGTGTCCCAACGGGGATGAATATGCCGAGATGATGGTGATGAACGCGGTCACGGGACAGTGGGAATCTCCTATCTCGAAAACTATGGAGGAGTTTGTCATCAAGTCTGAAGATGAGATGACGGCCCTCTACGACAACGGCGCCGATGAGGATGGAAAACTTGGTTTCGCAAGCCGGATGATTGGCGTTGGGAAACCAAGGCATCGCAGCCTTGTCCGTTTCGGCATTTTCGTTTCAGAGAATGAAGTGCCGACACGGGAAGAGTTGAGGAACGCGCACTTGGCTCTTGAGGAAGAGTGCCGCCAGATTGTGAAGTGGGCGGGAGACATTTACGCCACAGACCGCAAGCTATTTGCGCGCGCCGTGCGCCCCGAAGTTCACTTCCTGGCCGCAAAGATTCTTGGCCGCGACAACCCGCAGGATTCCCCTTGGATGCTCGATGCGAACCCGGTTGGGCGTACCAAGTGCAAGATGTGCGGACGCCTCTGCGATCCCGATGTGGCGACGTGCGAAGCTGGCCATGTGGTGAACATGGAACTCTACTTGGAGTTGCAGGCCGCTGATGAGCAGTTGAAGTCGGCTATCGCAGCCAAACCGAAGGTGAAGTAATGCCGATTCCTACTCCAGCGCCGAGCGCACCATTCGATACCGTGGATTCGGTTTTGAACTTGGTGCGCTCAAAAATGCTGGACACTATCGGCTCACTTGCTGGCGACATTCTCACTGACGCGCAGCCCTTCATGCAGGAATACACGAACGCTGGCTGGAGAGAGTTGCAATTCTTTCTGGCCACGCTCGGATACTCCGCGTTCAAGATGCCATTTATCGGCGTTGGGTATCCGGTAGTGGACTCGACTGATCCGGCGCTTTGGACGAGCCTCAATTGGAGCCAATTCGTCAATGCAAGTGGCACAAACTACGCGCCTCCGTATGTGGCCGTGCTTCCGCAAAACGTGATACTTCCGTTGAAAGTCAGCGAGAGGATCACCGGAACACAGTCGCGGTTCTCTCATATGCAGATGGCAAAGGATTCACTGCCAGAGACGCGCAAAGGCGTTTATAACGGCTGGTGGCTATGGGAAAACAACACGCTGTATATGCCCGGTTCGATCTATTCTATGGATTTGCGGATGGAACTGGCGATCTATCTACCGGATTTTGTAACCTCACCAGACGGGTCGATCCTCTGGTCTGCGCGTCCGGTCCCGATCATGCGGGCGAAAACAGCACTCGCGCTTTTCATTGCGGATGAGGTTGACGGCGCAAGAAACACTCCGGCTGGCGGCTTCAAGGCTCTGGCGGAACAGGCCGCTCGGCAGATTTACAACATTGAAGTCTCACAAAAGCAGCGCGTTCCGACTCAGCGCCAACCTTTCTGCGGAAGGCGCGGCGATGGGTACGGAACAGGCGTTTGGTAAAGGAGAACTATGGCAATCAAACCGACATTGGACGGCGGCGGGACTGGGGCGAATGTCCTTGGAGTTCCTGACGTAACTGAACGTGAGCAGATTTATCAAGGCACATTGGCGCTCTCTGGGAACTACGGCGGCGCGGCAACCCACGGCGACACTTGCAGCTTTGCCAACATCTTCGGACTGCTCTCGACAAAGGTTCCGTTGAAGGTGGAGATTTACGAGCAGCCGCTTGCGGGCACAGCGCCGTCGTTCTTTAACGCCGTCTTTTGCCCTGGCACAACGATTGCCAACGGTGTAGTGAGCTTCGCTACTTCATTCGGCACAGAGTACACGCAAGGTCAGGCATATGCTACAAATGCCACTCTTGCGGCGGCAGTGTGGAAATTCAGAGCATGGTTCCCGCAGGGGCAATAATCCATGGGAATCAACGCTACGGGCGCGGTTCCTGTCCCCTTGACAGTTTACGGGTCATGGGTAAGTGAAGTTGCGCCTAACGCGGTTCCTGAAAACATTTCGCCGGACTGTGGCGACGTGGCGTTCGCTCCCGGCTCCGTCGGGTCGCGGCCTGCTCTCCAGCGGTGTTTGGTCTCTCCTTTCGCCGCTGGGGGGCCGAATGATTATGTGCCGACAATCGTCGGGATGTACAGCTACACGCTGCCCACCGGCCAGATTCAGAATCTCTACTATGACTCCAACGGGATTCTCTGGATTGAGTATTTTAGCATTACGCCGGGCGCATACACGCAACTGTTCCAATCCACACCGGGGAGCTATGCGAAGTTCACAGGCACGTTTGGCCGCGTTTACATCGCAATTTCTGACGGGCTGCACGGCGCTGAAGTTCCGCTGCAATGGGATGGCACCTATCTTGACCGCGTTACGCAGGATGGGCCAGCAGTTGTGCCTATCGTTTCGATGGTTTCATTGCCGCCTGTCACTGTGGCGATTGGCACATACACTTTTTCGATAAGCTATGCGGAACTTTTTGATCCCTATGTGGTTATCTACCATCTCACCACGCCAATCCCAGGTTCGGTAATTACTTGGGACGAATCTCGCGCAACCGTTTCCGGGAATAGCGTTACTCAATATAACTTCACCGGAGCAATTGCTGGAGGGTTCCAAAACTCCCAAGGAAATACAATCGCTTTCACGATGTTATATTCTGGCCCGACGGAAGGGACTGGGACTGGCGGCTCTGTCGTTATAGGTTCAGCATCGTCGCTTATACGCTCAAATAATCAGGTCATTGCCTCTACTGCAACGGCGCATGGATTAAAAGTAGGCTATCAAGCTCAACTACAAGGGAACGGAAGTCTTACGGTAGGCACGTCCATTACCTCAATTGTTATCAACAATGAGGACAACGCCGGACTTGCAACAGTTGCGACCTCGACTCCGCACGGTCTAGCGCCGATGGAGGATGTGACGATCACGGGCGTACAGCCCTCCCTTGTCGGCGCAGCGAGCGGATGGTCTGCGCTCTGGAATGGCACGAATGTCACACTTACTTTAGGGAGCGGCGTTCACGGACTTGTGCCGGGAGCGGTCATTTCAGTAACAGATAGCGGAACCCCGACAAGCATCTTTGTCGGCTCATTCACGGTCAACACCGTTCCCGCTCCTAATCAGATTAGTTACGATCAATTCAGTTCAAGCCTTGGCACATCGTCGGTAACTGCAACTGGGCTTTCCGTGTCGATTACATGGCCGGTGCCAGATCAAACGATGATGCCTACCTATTTCGAGGTCCAAGCCTGCCCGACTCCTACGACCTTCCAAGTGCAAGTCACATATTGCGATGGAACGTGGAGCAGTGGCACAGTAGGTTTCCCGTGGGATGGAATACTCTACGTCTCCGCGATTCTTGGGCCTACTTCGTTTATATGCCAACAGCAAGGACCGAACGGAAGCACAGTAGAAACTACAGGCACGGTAACACCATACGGCCAACTTGGGCCGGGATTGCACTTGGTTGCTATGTGCGGAATCACACGGCAGGGTGCGATAACCGCACCTGGCCCATTTTCTACGTTCATTTCCAACGGTGGGCAATATCCAAGTGTGACAAACATTTTACCCGGCCCGTCAAACTGGGTTGGGCGCATCCTGATTTTCACAGGCGCACAGCCTGACGTGCCGGGCGAGTTGCCGCCATTCTTCTATATTCCTGTCACTCCGATGCTTGAGGGACAGATCGTTGGCACGGCAACGCAGATTGACGACAACACGACAACTTCCGTGTTGCTTGATTTCTCGGATGATACGCTCTACGCGGCAATCGGGGTAAGTATCGCCGGGAACAATATCGCTAACCAGATCGTGCTTGACGGAGCGCTCGGATTCGGCGCATTTCTCTCCCGGCTGACTACGTGGGGCCAGCGCAATACGGTACAGAATCTTCTCAATATGGGTTTTGATGCTGATGCCGCCGGAGTGACAGCGCCGCAAGGATGGACCGTAACAGGAACTAATCCTCCTACGGTCGTTTCCTTATCATCCCGGCCAGCGGGAGGGCAGTTACAATTCATAGCCACCCAAGGAGCGGGAGTAACGACAATATCGCAATCTGCATATCAGGATTGCTATGGTGATCCGATCTTCTCGCCAAACCTGATTTACAAATTGCGCCTATGGGCTACGACTAATGGCGTTGGAGGATTAGACTACATCTATTGGTCGCTGACAAGCGCATCGACCGGATACAATCAATCTTCCTATGCCTTTGCTCCAGCAACTCCGGGGTATATAGAAATCACATTATCTGCGGAGACTCCCGATACCATTCCTGCCGATATGCTGTTATCTGTGTGGGTATCAAATCCCATTGGAAGCCCTACGGTAATAATTGATGAACTATGGCCGATTCCAACAGAAACTCCCTACACCGACCAGCTTGCCAATGCGAGTTACGTCAACAATCCAGAGGGATTCGACGGCACAACGGGAGAATTTGGCGCGGATGACCCGTCAAAGTTGATGGACATGGAGGTTCTGCATAGTTCGCTTTACCTGCTTACTCAAGCTCCTACAGGCCGACTCCATGAAACCAGCGGCAGCGCAACGAATGAGCCTTCTGGGTGGGAGATAGACGAAGTTGCGGCCAACTGCGGCGTTCTCTCGGCTTTTGGACTTACGCACTCACAGGCGGACGATACGGCAGCTTCCGGCGGCGATGAGTGGATGGCATGGCCCTCAGAGGGCGGCGCGATCATCTTTGGCGGAGGCCAGGTAGAAAAGATCAGCCAAGAGATTCAGCCGAATTGGTACGATCCGACACGGCCTAACAATGGTCTGCAAATCAATATGGCGGATTCGCTGACGGCGTGGGGAGTGAATGACCCTGTGCAACGTCTGCTGATGTTTGGCTTACCAATAGGAACGGCAACCGCCCCGAACAGGATTTATGTCCTCAACTATCGGAATCTGGGCAGTGCGCAGTCAATAGCGAACAGTCCTCCATTCCATCCCTCGTTCGCGGGGAAATTGATTGCAACGGACAATTCCCGCAAGTGGGCACCGTGGCATATCCAGGCAAATTGCGCGGCGCGAATGTACCGAGCTGCTGGTGCGCTCTCGTTGGTTCTAGGCGGCGGCAACGGCCAGACTCCCGGAGTGACAGGTGGGTATGGGAATGTCTACACGCTGAATCCTGCTAAATTCACAGACGATGATTTTGGCCAGATTTACCCGTATTACACGACGTACTTTTTCATCGACCCTGAAAAGGCTACGGCGCTGCAACTCAAAGGACAACGGTTGCTTATGGCCTACTTGATGGCCTATATTCAGCCGCAACCCGGCGACACGAATTCACAGGTAACGGCAACTTATTATCCTGATGATTTGACGACTCCATGGCCTCTCAGCACGACGCGGGTATTAACGCCAGGGTTCCGCAAGGACAGGCAATTTGGCGGCGGGATGTGTACCGGGGAAAGAATCGCAATCAAGATCAGCAGTTCTCCGATCAACGGCACGGATAATAGTTTCGTCATGTCACGGCTGACCGCGTTCCTGCGGGATGCCAAACTGATAACGAGCGGGGTTAATCAATGACGACTATAAGTAGGAACGATTATTACCCCACAAAACGGATTCTTTCGCGCCACTATGCCCGTATGTCTGAGTTTCTGTCCCTCCGAATAGCAACCCGGAGAGCAGTAATGATGCTTGTGTTTTCTCCATCTCCATCGAGGCGCAGAGGAATTCTTACCGCAAGTCTCGCACTGGAAGGATACCCAGGTACCATCTTTTCCCGTGAATCCAGCAGCATTCACCGCGTTGACTACAGAAGTTTTTTCTACGCCATATTTGGCGGCTATTTGCCTCGTATTCAGGCGGTGTTCAAGAAATTCAAGCACCAATTTTCTATTCAGGTCCGCAGAGAGTTTGGTTGGATGAGCCGCATTTGGACGTGGCCCTGTAGCGCGCTTGTGTGGCTCAACGCATTCTGGGTGCAATTTAGCCCAGAGTTGGAAACATTTCCTTGAACAGAAATGGCGCAAACTTGAAGGTCTGTAATACTTTGTAACCGACAAACTGCACAACTCGCACGTAAATGTTGAAGTAGGCATAAGCGAATAGTACCAAATCCAACGTGGGGTGTCAAGTGCCTCTACAGGTCCGCAATCTCGACTGGCTCCGTTCTCTCAAAGGTGACACTTTGCCTGCCGATGCAGGTGCAAGACTGCACGAGATGGTGAAGGACATCATCTCTGGTGTGAATACCCTGGAGACTCAGACGAACAGCAATCTGCACGGAACGCCAGCCGCACCGCCCGCGCCTGATGCGTTGAAGGTCGTATCGCATCCTCAAGGGGTTCAATTCTCAATTACGCACAACGCTGATTTCTACAAAGGCGCGACATATCGGATTGATGCGACGGCTGGAAAGGTGACGCATACCTACGATGTGGGGGCTTCAAGAAACGGGATTCTGCCTGTAGGAAATTTGAAGGCGAGTTATCAGGTCCGCACTACCTATCCGAGCGGCTTATCTTCGAGCGCAGTTCGCTATTCCAAGACTGTAACCGGAGGAGTGGGGGCTACGTCACTACTTCCTTCGCAAGGTGCAGGAACGACTCGCGCTAGCCAGCCGCCGGGGTTTGGTGGACCATATCGCGGGAGCAAGCCGCCGGACAGAGGTGGAAAATGAGAGTGCGCCCAATGGAAGAGAGAGACATTCCGACAATCAGAGCCATCCATGCGGCGGCAGGATATGACTATCCCTTTCCTGCTCTGGACTCGCTTTCGGTTGAGGCGGCTGATGTGGTTGTGGGAGAAGATGATGTGCCGATTATGGGGGCAATGGCGAAGCGGGTTGCCGAAGTTGTGCTGTTTTGTGCTCCGGGCGGCTCAGTACATCCGTTGGTAAAGATGCAAGCCATAAAAATGCTCCATGATTCGATTCGGGATAAGATAGTACCTAAAGGGTTTACAGAGGCAAACGCTTTTCTGCCTCCGCAGATTGAGAAGTCGCACGGGAGACATCTCGTGAAGCTGTTTGGATGGGTCAAAAACTGGCCTAGTTTCACGATTAGGGATTGGGGGCCATAAGTGGGAAAAGGCGCATCAACTCAATTATTCAACAATTCGGGGGCGGCTCAAGCAGCGTCAAATACCGAGAACGCCAACGCCTCTAACATCTACGGCGGTCTGGAGCCTACGCTACAGGCCGAAGCGTCCCATCCTTCCGGCTATACGCCCATGCAGAAGGCCCAGATGAACACTGCGGCCCAAGAGAGCGCCGGAGGCTCAGAATCGGGCGCTGTGGGGCAGGGCGGGCTATATGCTGCGCGTACCAAGAACGCTGGAGCAGCGCAAAATGCCATCGGCTCTGCAACTCGTGGCGCTGGGGCAAATCTTTCCAAAGCGGCTGTTGGCACAGAGATGGCAAACGCAAACCTTGCCAACCAAAAACAGCAGCAAGGGATTCAGGGACTTGGCGGATTGTATTCTTCTAATTTGAACGCTGCCGCCTCGAACCTCAATGCCTCGAACAATGCAATGGAGAACGAGGAAAACACGAAGTCTATCTGGAGCAAGTTGCTCTAAGGAGAGTGTATGGCCTGGTTTATTCCAGCGATCATGGCGTTAGGGCACGGCGCGGCGGCTGCAGGTGAAGCGGTTGCTCATGGTGCGGCGGCGGCTGGAGAAGCCGTAGGGCATGGAGCCGAAGCCGCCGGTCAGGGAATCGAGCATGGCGCTCAAGCGGTTGGCTCTAAATTTGGAATAGGTGGTGGCGGAGAATCAGCAGGGGCTTCTATGCCTTCCGGTGGCGCTGCTGCCTCTGATGGATCGCCAAGTGCCGCAATGTCAGCAGCGGGGAACGATGGAAGCTCTGCTGCATCAAACCTCGGTATAGGACCAAAATCCCCATCATTTTTAGACAAAGCAGATGCTTTTATGAAGCGTCCATCCGTGAAACAAGCAAATCAGTCTCTTACGGGATTGATGAATGCTGCGGGAAAAGATTCAGGCGTATCAAACAGCCAATCTAGTACGCCGATAGAAAATCCGATTGCGCCATCTCCATCATTCCCTGGTGGAGACAGTGCAATGCCTCAAGCTCTCATGCCGGGGGCGATGGACGAGCCATTTGGAGCGCCAGGGAGACGCGCTTTAAGTGATACACTTTCAAGAAATGGTGGTTAGTGATGCTGGCACCTATCGACCAAAACACGGGCAATAATGGACAGCAGGAAACGGGGAATCCGATTCTTGCTCATCCCGGACTTCGCGCACTCTTGCAACAGCAGATAGCGATTCGAGATGGTGTTGCTCCGGCTGGTACGCCTGCCCCGGCAATGATGCCCTCCAGTTCGGCAGCGGGTGCGACTGCCCCGCCTATCACGCCATCCCCACAGCCAACAGCCCAACCGCAGAAAGCGACACAGCCCACCGCAAATGAGGCCAGACTCGCGCAACTCCAAAACAGTAAGCCGGGACTGGAGAATGTCTACGGCAAGATCACAGGCAGTCAATGGGGGCAGAACCATCCGGGCCTTGGAAAGCTACTCGGCATAGCTGGGCAGATTCCGGCGACGGCGGCTGACCTTGCAATGTCGCTCAAAGGATTGCCTGTGCTGGGCAACTCGCTTTCGTCTATCGGCCAAGTCATGCCGGGAACGACTGAACAGCACAACGCAAAGCTCGGTGAGGCGCAGGGCGCAGTGACCGAAGATGAGGCCAACGCGGAGAAAGAAGCGCAGGCACAAAACCTGAAATCAGAAGTTCCGCTACACTCTGCACAGGCTGGATACTATGGCGCACATGCCGAAGCTATCGGCAACCATCAAGTTACACCCGAAGAAGCTGCCGCAATGGGGAATCCCGATCTTGCGGGGAGCCAGATGGACCCGAAGGCATGGGAACAGCTTATTAAGCAGCATGGTATCAATACAACGAAAGAAGATACCGCCAAGCCAATTCAGGGCGCAGATGGAGCAATGTACCGTCTTGATCCAAACAATCCCGGAGTCGGCATTCCACTGACTACTCCAGATGGAAAACCAATTGCCGGAACTCCAAAACCTGTAGATATGAAGAAGCAACTACAGAATGGCGTAGTTGATGCGCTGAACAAAGGAAACGGACCCGAAGCTAAACGCTTGATGGGACAACTAGAGGCGATTGATCCAATTGGCTTCCAGAATGCACAATCTGGAGCGGGCCGTGCTGGCGCTATGGAGACACAGGCGGGAATCGCAGGGAATAGATTCAATGCCGATTATTACGGGATAGGACCGAATGGTCAGCCGATTCCCGGCGCTCCGATGATTGACGGGCAGCCTGTCGGGTTTAAGGGCGGTCTAGGTGCAACTCTCACTAATAGGCTTGCAGTCGCAAATGCAGTTGATGCAATGAAGCCGCAGTTGATGTCTTCCATTGATGCTGCCGCAAGAGTAGGAGCTATTGGGCCTGCTGGTGGACGCTGGACGACTTTCGAGCAACTAGCTGGCGACCCTGATCCTGAGGCGCAATATCTGTGGGGCCAGATAAAGTCTTTTACATCTCTGATGCCCGCGCTTCATGCAATGCGTTCTGCTGAATTGGCGCAATATCTCGACAAGGCTTCTGGAGGACTTAAGCAGAAACCAGAATCTCTCAAGGCTTATTTTAACGGCCTTGGAAGTGTCACAGAGCCTATGTCTTCCGGGATCAATGCGACGCGATATACAGCACCAAAGGGCGGCAACCAGCCAGCACAGGGCGGCGCACCTCAAGGCGCAGACAATGAAGTTTACGTAAAAGGGAAACTTGTCGGGCATACCGTGAGCGGTAGATACGTTCCATTGGGGGGTAATAATGCCACAGCCCATTGATGGATTACCGGAAGGCGCAGAACTTCGCCCAATTCAAGGCTTACCGCCCGGCGCGGAGTTGCGCCCGGTGCAGCGTCCCGGCGTTTCAGGTGCGGGACCGGGAGAAACTATTCCCCCGCCTGCCGGGTCTAAAGTTGCATCTCTCGGCACGTTCCCGATGATTCCGCACACGAAAGACATGAGCATCCCGCAGCACGTTGGTACAGCGGCTATGAACACGCTATCAGGCGCTGGAAATGCTATTACGCAGACATTCGCTCATCCTATCGATTCGCTAATGAATGTTGGGAAACTCGCTATTGATCCAGTGCTGGCAACATTTGACCCGAAGGATTCAATATCTCAGCAACTAGGACATTCTCTTGCTGAAAATCCAGCGCAGACAGTTGAAAACCTTTTAGGGGGGTATCTAGCAGGGAAGGGAATCGGTCTAGCGGGGAAGGGAGCATCTGCGGTTGGAGAGAGCGGAATCAGGGCAACCAACCCGCAAACACCGGCATCAATAGCGGCGGCGGCAGACAAGCCTTGGAATAATCTTGCAGGCAAAATCGGACCCTTGACGGGAGGGATGGCAAGATCACCGCAAATAGAAAATCTCGCGGCTGCATTGAGAAAGCGCGTACCTGAGATTGGAACCACAGGGGCGCGTAATCCGCTGGAATACTCGAAAGCGGTAGACAATTACCGTACCAATGTTGCAATTCCTGAGTATGCGAAAATCAGCTCCCCAATGGCGAATGAACCTATTGGGGCAACTGCGCTTTCAGATCGCTTGAAAAATTATGTTGTTCCTCATACTGGACAACCCCTTGGACCTAACCCGTCTATTGCACAATCAGATCAGGCTCTAAATAATCTGAATGAGGTAACGAGCAAGTCTTATCTGGATTCGCCGAGCATCAATAATACCGAAGCGTTGATGGGCAGAACGGCGATGGCAGACGAATTAAGAAGTAAGCTCAATCCTCGGATGGGGGAACTTGCAGGACTGCCAGCAGAAGAGGTAGGAAACCTTAGAAGTAGAATGGGCGAGACGGGAAGCATTGCGGATAATGCCCGTTTGCGCTCAATGGCGAATCATACAGGTGTAGACCCCGCCTCAGCAGCGGCAGGTGGGAACACAGCGCGGAGTATGGGGGCGAGGGCTTTGCGGTCAACCGTTCTTGAGCCTATCGAAAATTGGCAGTTCCGCAGAGCGTTAAACAAGGTTGAGAGTAATCCTCAAGGCGTTCCAGAGCCTCCGATGGGACCGATTAAAAGCGGTATTATTCGTGGCGGCTCGTATGGGCTAAAAGGCTTAGGCCAAGGGATGCAAGCCGCCGCACCCCTCACGCCAGTTCAATCAATGGCTGCATACATTCGCTCCCTACGGAGCGCAAATACGGAGAACCAATGAAGCGCATTGCCATACTGACCGCCCTGATACTTGCCGCAGTTTCCGCCTTTGGGCAGGCTGCACGAGTAGACATCCCCTTACTGACTTCCGGGCCGAGCATTCCGATAACCGGCGGTCCATTGCCTCAAGCATTGTGGGTTGCGAACTCGCTTGTCTATGTTTGCACACATCCATCATCTACGCTGGCAGCTTGTCAAGCGGCTCCGATCACAACCTACACGGATTCTACAGAGGGGACGACGTGCCCATCGACCGAGCAGATGGTGCAGCTACCTGGGAATACTTGTACTGCATCATCGGGAGTGACCGCTAACGTGGGATTCTGGTATGGCGGTGGAGTGTTTGATTATTGGATTGTGAGCAGCTACGGAACTTATGGTCCATTTTCCGGGAATAGCTCAAACTTCCCATCTTCCTGCGGAAACCCTATCGGCATCCCCTGCGGCGGCACAGGCGCGACCACCGCAGCCGGGGCGAACCTGAACATCACAGGCGTAACACAGACTGGCACGCTTGGCACAAGTTCTCAGGTAAGCACGTTCCCAGGCACCGTCGCGGCTGGGGATATGTTGCCAAAATCGCTGAACAACATCCAGAAGGCGGATCAGTTTGCAGGAGCTACTGCGTCAGAGAAAATTACTGCTTGCCTAGCCGCAGCGGGAAATGGTGGAGTGTGCGATGCTACTGGATTTGTTGGTCCGCAGACGGTAGACTCATGCCCTGAAATTGGAATAGGAGGCATAGCTCAGACTCTTATTGCGAATTCAAGTTCTCCTTTTGTATTGTCCTCGTCTACGCAATGCGGTTTCAAGGTCGATAATAACGGCAAACTTATAGGAGCTACGATAAACATTCCCCCGTCTATCGCATACACAGGGAAGGCAATTGACGTAGAAGATACAATCAACGGCGGCGACGTTCAGTTTTCTCTTCAAAACATAGTTGTCAATGGCGATGGAACTGGGATCACGGCATATTCTGGTGCGGCAAACGTCTACACACTGACTATGAACAACTCGTTTCAGGCTGGTCAGCCTGTGACGTTCTGGGTGCTGAGTGGGCCGACCGCTCTGGACAAACTCACGCTGAATGTGTCTGCTACAGGGCTATCCAGCACATCCTTTCAGGTTCCGTTCCCTGGGGCAAGCGGCTCAGGCGCGGTTCTGGGAATGGCCACAGCGGGCGGATATTGCTTGTACATGGCTCCTCCGTCTGGAGGGTATATCCAGTCCTCTAGCAGCGCGGTCGATAACCTGACTTGCAAGGGATTGCTCCACGGCGTGTATCTCTACACTGCTGGTTCGGGAACGTATATCAACGGTATGAATTTCTCGAATTTGTCACTGACTTCTTTTGGGGCTGACAATTTGGCCTTTAACGCCGTAAGCGGTTCAATTGGTATTGCCGGAAATACCTTCTCAAACGTGCAGATTGAAGGCGCTTTGAGCACGGCAGGCATCTCCTATTTGGGGACTCAGAATATCCAATACAACACGTTGTCATCCGTGAAGATTTGGGACACTATAACCCCGATCTCTAATGCTAACGGCAGTGCAAACAAGAATCTGCTAATAGGATCAAGTGACTATCAAGTTACCGCTACGATAGACCCTCTCTCGGCACCATCGATCAATGCAAATGTTTACCTTCTAGAAAGTGGAATTGGACTTAATTCTTTTAACTTGGCGAGAATCGCACTTGGGAACCCAAGCATAACAGTTGCATCCAATAACAACGTCGCAATAGGAGGAAGCGGGCCGCAGAGTGTGGGAATCCAGACCAACGGCGCTGGCACAGGATTGGCCCCTATTTTCGAGGGACTTAACTCGTACAATTATCTCGGCAATCTCTCCGGCTCCGCTGGCTTTGAGGATACAGCGCAGGTAAGCGGCGGGACGGGGTACGACATCACGCTATTGGGCACAGACGGCCTATTCAAAGCATTCTGTATTGATTTTGCGGGTAACGTAGGATTCGGTTCTGTAGGTTTCGACGTAAACGGGAGATGCTGGAACAATCCAGCCTATGTTGATAATGCAGGGATATTCCACATAAAGTCCTTGGTTAACTCTAACGGCCCAGTCATTCCTCAGACGGCTCTCGGCTATCAGGGTCCAGCGGCGGGGTATGTGCAGCTTGCGGTCAATGGTACAACAGGAACGATCACCGGAACAGCTCTAACGGCAACCTGCGATTCAGGCACGGCAAGCGTGACGGGTGCAGTGGTCGGGCATCCAGTAGTAGTTAGCAGCACAACGGGCGCTGATGTGGGAGGAGCGTTTAATCTTCGGGCATCAGTGACGGCAACAAATACAGTGACGGTCTATGTCTGCGGAACTGGCACGCCAGCGAGTCTTGCATATAATGTGACGGTGTTCTAAGACTTCAGTTGTGCGCACTGCGGTGCCTGGGAGAACTAGTAAGGCTTGCGGTAGAAATGGCAAGCAACGCAGGACCGGCACACTCCAGTAATCGGGAGCCGGGGTTGACATACTACGAGGACGGGGAAAAGCGCGTGGGGCACATCGCTCACAACACGCTGCTAGTCAAAGACCTTGAAGAGGTTGAGGTTATTTTGAAGGCGTTGGGGAAATGATTGCAAGCGGAGCATGGACGCATCCCGCGCAGTAAGGGCCACGGGCCTGACACGGGGCGCACAACGGGGCCAGGGGAACGGCCAGGAGAGACGATGATGGCCGAAGCGGAGTGCGATTCTAAGAGCGGGGCCTGCCCTTTTCGTGGAAGCATTATGCGTATGGAAGGACGCATGGGAAAGGCGGAATCAGTGATTGAGCATATTGCCAATGAATTTTTCAACCACGACGGCGGACCCGGCCTGAAAACCATCGTGCTTGCGAGGTTTGCTGCTGACGACCAACGCCACCGCTCCGAGAAGGCGTTCCATGAACTGCGAGACAAGGAAACAAAGGAAGCGTTACTCGCTCACGAGAAAACCATCAAAACGGCGCTAGAAACCGAAAATACAAAGACGGCAAAACGCGGTTTGGTTTGGCAGATCGCGGGGGTGATGGCGAGTATCGCGTCTGTTTGCGTGGCTATTCTTATGCTTGTCTGCACGTGGTATGTGATTCATCACGCCTCTATGGAACCGCTCGATCTATTTCAAAAAATTCAGGCCAGCCAAGTTATCATCACCCACTCAACCCCTCCCCCACAACTTGCAAACGAATAGGAGAACATCATGCCAACCAAACCCGTACCAGAAACAAGGCTATGGCTCCCTGGCGATCCGCCTCCGGGCAGTGGACCCGTAACCGCAGTAGTGCCGGCCACAGCAGAGCAGGCGCAGAAAATGATGGCCATCCGCACGGTCTACGAAGCCAACCCGTCGCCGGAACTGAAAGCCGCAATGGACGTGGCCGACTCAGACGACTCCGCACTTGATGCGCTCTACGAAAAGGTTGTGGGCGAGGCTTGACAAGCGCGGGGCGAAGTGGGATAATTCCCATATGAGCACTTCAGGCAAGGAAGTCCGAATCCGCAACATCTCTCCCGGTGAGCACCAAAGGATTCTTGTTGCGGCGGCGCAGTGTGGGGTGAGGCCAAGCGATTTCTGTCGCACTGCGGTCAACGAGTTTTGCCGCCTGCACGAAAGGGAACAGGAACGGAAGAGGAGCAAATGACAGACACATCATCGAAACCACTCAACGCCGTTCTTTCGGATGCGCTGACGCATCTGATTCAGAACTGGAAGACGACCGTATCCGGCTTCCTGACCATCAGTATGACCACTACTGCAACCCTTTTACCGCTCGGTATTGTGACGCCTGAGCATACGGTTTGGCTTGAGGTAGTGCAAGGACTTTGTAAGGGCTATCTGTCTCTGATTCAGAAAGACGGACAGGGACCGAATCAGTAATGCAACACAACCCGCAGCACACGCCAGAGGAGGCGCGCAGCATGAATATCGCAGCAGAATCCCACACATTCCTTGCATGGCTTCACAAGGAACTCGCCGAAGTCGAAGCAGCCGCGCCTACCATCGAAACCGACATCGAGAACGGCGTGTCCTACTCGACCAAGATTCTCAAGATTGTCGCCTCTCAAGTCGAGGCCGGTTCACCTGCGGCCAACGTCATTTCCAAAGCGACACAGGATTTGCTCACGCTCAGCGCCGTGGCCTATGACGCTGGTGCGCATCCCACGCTGGCAAGTGGCTTCCAGGACGTTGTAACGAACCTGGGCGGCCTGGAGACGGCAACCGGCATCAAGAATGCCAACACCGTGGCAACCGTGGGCAACGTGATCTCTACCATCGCGTCCATCGCATCGGCTTTGCTGACAATCGTGCCGGCGGTCTAGCATGGCCGCATACACCATCACGCTCCCCCCTGCAACGCAAGCGGAGATCGACGGCCTAATCGCTGATCTCCGCACGGCGGTCCAGAAATACTCGACGCTGGCAGACAAGATGAGCGCCGCTGTGCCTTCAATTCAGACGGATGTACACACGACCGCAGCAGCAGTAGCAGCGGCAATTCCGGCGATTCAGGGCGATGTGAACGCAGTCGCGGCGAAGGTGGCGAGTATCAAGGTGCCGGGGTGGTTATGAAGGCGCTGATCATCCTCGGCACGATACCGCTCTGGCCCCTGCTGCTGATCGTGGGCATCCCGTATGGCGCTATGCGCTGCATGGTGTACCTACAGAAGGGTAGCTGGACACAGTAGAGTTTGCGCGGGCACAACTCACCCCAAAGCCATCGTGAGGGGATAGGATAGGCGTCCTGTCCTGGCCCACGCATCAACCGGCAGCGTCTCGCAAGGGGCGCTGCTGAGTTTAGGAGAGAGAATGGGTAGGATGGTTTGTCAGTTCTCGTGCGGCGCGGCCTCGGCGGTGGCAACGAAGCTTATTCTAGCGGCCTATCCTGCCGAAGAAGTGGTGATCGTCAATGCCTTCATAAAAGAGGAGCATGAAGACAATCGGCGCTTTTTAGTCGATTGCGAGAAATGGTTTGGGCATCCTGTAACCGTGTTGCGCGATGAAAAGTATAGCGCATCGACGGATGAAGTTTGGCGGCGAGAGAGGTTTATGAAGGGACCACACGGAGCGCCATGCAGCCGCGCATTGAAGAGAAAACTCCTGGCAACAATCTCTTTGCCTGACGATGTGAACGTGATGGGATTCACAGCGGAAGAAGCTGATCGACTCGACGATCTCCGCGAACATGAAAAATTAGATAAGGCGCGTTATTATGACATACCTAAAAGAATCTTCCGCGCTCCTCTGATTGAGCGTAGTCTATCGCACGATGATTGCCTTGCTATTGTTGAACGCGCCGGGATAGAACTCCCGATGATGTACCGGATGGGATATAACAACGCGAACTGTATCGGTTGCCCGAAGGGTGGGCAGAATTATTGGAAAAAGATCAGGCGCGATTTTCCAGAGAGATTTGTGCAGATTCAAACGATTCAGGAATCCATTGGGCCCGGCGCTTATTTTCTACGATTCAGTAGTGGACCCCGCAAGGACGAAAGGATGCCTCTTGCAGACCTTCCTCTTGGAGATGGGAATATGGCCGATGAGCCTAGTTTTTCTTGTTCGTTCTTTTGTGAGATAGCGCGGCAGGAACTCGCCGCTTGAGTTTTGGAGGATTCAAATGGCATCGTTTAAAACCGCATATTCATGGCTCCTCAGCAATGAAGACGCCGCCGACATGCACGCGACCGTGACGGACAGGTGCCCCGAAGGTTGCACGCTTGACCACTGCTTCGCCATCTCAGGAATCAACTCAGGAGCCTTCCCGCTCCAGTACACGGCGATTGCCAACATGCCGCAAGCTGATCGTGGACCGCTCGTGAAGACGTTCTACTTAGCCCATTTCTGGTGCATCTTGAACGGCTCGTCCTGGTACGCGCAACTGACCAGCGACGAAGTTGCAAAGCGCGTCTTTGACTTCGCCGTGAATGCCGGCAGTGAGGCGTCTGTGAGGTGCTTGCAGCAAGCCGTGAATTGGTGCGGTGATCCTGGATTGCCGAGATTGATATGTGACGGCAAGTGGGGTCCAAATACCGTCGAGCAGGTAAACGCTTGCGGCCCTGCACTTGTTGGCAGCTTCCAGCAATCTCGTGTCGCGTACTACGATGCGCTTATTGCCAAGAATCCCGCGCTGGCCATTTACAAAGACGCATGGACGGCGAGAGCGTTGAAATGATCCTTAGCAAGCCAGAGCGCGAAAGAATCCGCATGATGTTTGGCGGTCGATGCGCTTATTGTGGGCAGGAGTTGATCGACAAATGGCACGCCGATCATGTGGAACCAGTTCGCCGCCAAACAGAATATGTACACGGCGAAGTTACTAAAGCAGGGTACACAAAGACACGGGCAACCGGGAAACTTTATTCACCCGAAAACGATAATAAAGACAATCTTTACCCTGCTTGTGTCAGATGCAACATACTAAAGGCAGATACAAATGTCGAAGGCTTCCGCTCTATACTCACCTATTTTGCGAACAGCATCCCAACAATATCAACCTACACGCACGTACACCACTTGATGCGTTTTGGCAAATTAAGTATCGATACAACGCCGGTAGTTTTCTGGTTCGAGAAGTATCGCGCAGAGCAGGCACGAAAGCCGGAGCATGACGCCCCGGCTTTCGTGCCCTTACAGGCCGTGCGAAGCGGCGATCACAGATAACGGAAACTCCAGCGCATCGCTCTGAAAGAAAACATTTCCGCAGTATCGCGGTTGTGGTCTGAGGTCTACGCCCGTGACGTGGAACCCGGCCATCTGGAGTCCTTTGGTTGCGCCTCCTGCCCCGCAGAATAGATCGAGTGCCTTCACTTGCTCTCCTCTGTCGCATCGTTGCCGGCCGACAGCGCATATCCGCCACGCTTACCGTTGAATCGACTCACAGGGATGCGATCTGGCCCGTTGCAATGTTTCCGGTACAGCCAGACAATACCATCCTCAAAGTGTCCCACGCGATTTTGAACGCCATAATCAGGACCGCGCCAAACCTGACCTATCTCAATTTCAATCCCTGATGGAGTCTTCATTGTGTCCCGTTCTTTCTCGCCGGTTTGACCACCAGCGCCAGTTTCTTATCCCTCACAGGGCGTTCTGGTGTGCTTACCCCTACCGCGCCCTCGTAGCGACGCACAGGGGGCACTCCAGGTTCAAGAGCACGCATCCTACGCAGCCACTCCGCCGTGCTGATCTGCTTCGGGTGCCGCTTGCGCCATGCGTGGTCCAGCCATGCGCTCAGAATGGCTACCGGCACGGCGCCGATCAGGATGATGAGCAGGGGCGTGGTCATCAGCGTAGCCTCTTGTCTCTGGCCGCAACTCCACGCCAGAAACGATCATCGAAGTCCATCCGGCAATTCTCCCCACATACGCGCTTGACACATTTGCCGTCCTTGATAGACTCCAGAGCGGTATCCCCGACAGGGATATTGAAGCCGCACTCAGAGCAGCGTGTTTTGCGCGTTTGGACTACCTGAGTAAAATCACTACCAATCAGCCTACCCATCACAGCTTCGGCCCTCCCTTCGTGCTTGCGCCCTCGTGCGGGTCTGGTACGTGTGCGCTGCTCATCCCGTGTATCGGACAGCCGCTATCGGTGATCCTGGTCAGCGCAAGGTACTCGCCGTCGTCTAGCGTGATCGTGCTGCCTTCCGGCGTGCAGGTGCAGCGCGGCCCGGTGTACAGCGGCGACGGTTTGCAGCCTTCGCTTGTGCCGTCTGTGTAGCCGGATGCTTGGAACGGTATGCGCGTCATAGAGCGGCCTCCACATCCTCGATTGAACGAGCAACGATGTACTTATGGCCCTCGGCCTCGACTTGCGCCTGAAAGCTCTTTTGTAAATCAGACTGCTTGCCTTTAGAATCCTTGCACTCAATCCAGACCGGCAGAGGGGTAATCACGCCATTAGAAACCTTACTGAATATACGTATTTGCGGAAACGCTAAAATATCCGCCATGCCTTGAACCCCAAAGCGCACGTAACGATCTCCCATCTTCGCCTGTCCTGAGTTCATGCGAAAAGCAAGAACGTGTTTCGCCGCGAGATAGTCAAGGATTGCTTTCTGTATGTCTTTCTCGCTCATCGCCCCCGCCTCTCTACCCCGCTGCGCCGCTCCCCGTCCCACGGTTTGTGCGCCTCGGCCAACTGGCGCTCAAGCTCTACAATGCACTCATCTGCACACAATAACTGACGACTCAGTATGGCTAAATAATCATCAGGATCGGCGTCGTCACGATTAAGCATTTCATTCGCAAGATAGCGACTCTGCTCTTTCTCAGTCATGCAATCTCCTTGTACTCAGGCCGCTCCAGAAGTTCGTAAGCCGCGTTCCACCCACGCTTGCGTTGCTCTGTACCAGCGTTGCTCATGCGAATATCTCGCAGCGCCCGCACCAGCGGCGTGACCGCCGCGATGTGGTCTTCAAAAAGGACCGCTTCACCGTCCACATCAGGAACCAAGTCTACGTTCGTGACCGTGCCCGTGCGAACGTGATAAACGCTGTCCGGGCTGTATCGCTGAATCATTTCGCCTCCTCAGCGGGCCGTGGCTCCGAACTTTTCCACAAGTCCTTTTACTACATTGATGCCTGTTATTTCCGTGAACACTTCAATGAAGCGCGGTCCAGCGCCACTGCCGTACATGATCGCCGCGCAATACTGACGGGTGATGGTGATGCCGCGCAATTCCAACCATACTCGAAACTGAGTCGGCGTCATCTTGTTGGCCTTCACCCATTTATCTATGGTGGAGGCAGCTTCCAGGTACGTGTACGACCTGCGCTCTTTCTTCATGTTTGAAGTGTTTCAGATAATCTTTGCGCTGTCAAGAAAATAGTTGCTTGACAAACTCCCCCGACAGCTATAGGCTACGTAAACAGAAAGGGAAATACGCCATGCTGACACAGAAGAACATCGACAAGATCAAGAAGTACATCCATTGGGAAAACAAGCCTGACGGCGCGGTTGAGGCTCTGGTGGAGATTTGCGCCGAAGCTGTAATCGCATCAGCGAAGGAACATCGGGAAGCGGAACTCGCCGAGGCCGCACAATGAGCATCCCCAACGAAGACAGCCAGCGCGACTACTACGACTCAATCAATCAAACCAGCGCGAACTCGCCATACAACGAGGATTGGGATATGGACCCAAGCGGCGTACACGCACCAGAGGAGGAATCTTGAGCGAACTATTTGAGCAGCCGGGTACGGCGCTGGCGAATGTGCCGGTGCAAGCCGAGATTGCGCCGATGAACTTGATTCAGCAGGCTTTGTCTACCGGCACATCGCCAGAGGTAATCCGCGAACTGGTCACGTTGCAGCAGTCGATGGAGCGCTTCAACTGGGAGCGCGAAGAGCGCCAGTCGAAGATTGACTTTGACAACGCTCTCAACGAGTGCCAGAAGCAGATTGGGCGCATTGCTCCGAACGTCAACCGTAAGGATACAAATTCATGGTGGGCTGACTATGCTCAACTTGATAATACTGTGCGCCCTATCTATGTGGACCATGGGTTCTCTATTGCGTTTTCGGAGGTTGCGCCACTGGCCCTTGGCAAGGTTCGCATCAAGGCCGAGCTTTCGCGGGCGGGGATTTCCAAAGATTACTTTCGTGAAATTACCCCATCGACAACCGGGCCGAAAGGCGGGGCAATGGCAACGGCCACGGATGCAGACGCTATCGCGGGAGCGCGTGCAAAGCGTTACCTCATCCTGGACATTTTCAACATCTCCATCGGCATTGACAAGATAGAGAAGCAGGGCGTTCCTGGAACTGGGTTAGACGCGGCAGAGATCGACGGGCGCTGCGAAGAAATTGAGAGCGCCATAACGAAAGAGGCAATCGCAAAACATTATTTCGGCTCAATGGAAGCTGCCGTCAAGGTTGGCGACATGGCCGCGCAAAAAAAGTTCATCGCATCGCGCGACAAGCGCCTCAAAGAATTTGAAGGGAGAAAGTAATGCGGATCACGAAAGAAACATCAGCCCCGGCACAAAACACCATCTTCCCGCCGGAAACCACCGCGCCCAGCATTGAGCAGGGACGTGTACCGCACGTAACCGTCAGTTATTAAATTTGCGCGGGTGACTCCGACAACCTGGCGACAGGCTCTGAACACTCACGGATAGACGGGGAACCTTCGGCAATCAAGGTGCCAGCAGCGATTGACCGGCCAACTAGGAGGCCGTAGCCAAAATAGGTAACGGAAGCTGGCAGGGAGCGGAACGGCCCGCGCAATAACCATCAAACACTGAGAGGGAATATGCAGATTCTACGACACATCGTGCAAGGGACCGATGATTGGTTCCAAGAGCACTTGGGGCGCGTATCCGCCTCGCGTGCATCCGCGATCCTCGACTTCACGCAAAAGGGAGTCGAGGGTTCCAAGCGCCGCGCATACCGGCTGGAAAAAGTCGCCGAGATTCTATCTGGTTTCGCGGTCCAAGATAATTATGTTTCCGCGCCCATGCTGGCTGGGACTGCTGCCGAACCGCTGGCACGTACAGCCTACGAACTCGAAGAAAAGGTTATGGTTGAGACGGTCGGAATTGTTATCGGTGATGATGAGCGTACTGCATGGTCACCGGACGGTTTAGTAGGTGAGCATGGTGCGATTGAGGCCAAGGGACCATTGACCACGACGCACCTTCAAACTCTGGACCTTATCGCGCAAGGAATCGGCGGCATACCAGAAGACAATCAACCCCAGCTTTGGTTTGCGTTCATGGTAGACCCCGATCTTGAGTGGATTGACTTTATCAGCCGTGACGGCGGAATGACTAAAAACAAGCAGAAGATCGACGAAGCCTCTACCGCCGGGAATGATCTTCGGCAGTTGCCGCTCCGCTATGCTCAAATTACCATCCGTCTCAACCGCTCTGAGTGTGAACCGCAGATCGCTAAGATGCGCGAAGCAACTGCCCGATTCCTAGTGGATCTGGACGCGACAGTTGCGCGAATCAAAAGCATCTGCCCTGAGATGGCCGCACAGACAGAAGATGTGGCGCACGCTGAAGCGGACGGCTACCTGCCCGCCGAGTATTTCGAGGGCTTGACCTAACCCGCAACCGCCGCGCCCTGCTGGAACGGTACTGGGGCGCACCCACACCGCACCACAACCCACAGAAAGTACATCGTGACTTCCGGCCCCCGCCAACTCGCAGCCTACCACCTAACCCAACTCGCGCTCGAAGCGCAGAAAGGCAGCACAATGACGAAACCAGACGAACCATGGGTACAACTCGGAATCACAGAGGATCAGTGGAACCAGCGGCAGGCGCACATCGCCAGCTTAGACCTCTCTCACAATCCGCCCATCGCCATACAGCCGGAACCTACACCGTCCCCCACAGGCCGCAAGCCGCGCTCAGACAAGGGAACAAAGCGCAGCGTACCAGAGAAGCCCACACCGCCCGCCACGGCCCCGTCAACCGTGCCTGTAGCCTCAGACGCATGGGAGAAGCAACATCTTCGGCTAGTCGAGAAGTTCCACGCCAAACGCGCGAAGCTGGTTGAGGCCCGAATCGAGTACGACAAAGCACTCGCCGCCGTGAATCTGCACCAGGACCAGGACGCGCTGTAGCGCACAACCGCCGAAAGGCAGAAAAGGAACATTGTGCCAATCGTAAAAGGAAAATATGTTATCGTCCGTGGCGACCGGAGCGGAGTATTTGCCGGTACGCTTGTGTCTCGCAAGAGTCGTGAAGTTGAACTCACCGGAGCGCGGCGTATCTGGTATTGGAATGGTGCCGCGTCAATCTCCGAGTTGGCGCAGCGCGGTACTAGTCGCCCCCAAGACTGCAAATTTCCCGCGCCTGTCACACGCATACTGATCCTTGATGCAATCGAGGTTATACCTGTTCTTCCGGTTGCCAAGAAGAACATTGAAAGTGTGCCGGTATGGACCAAGTGACTATTAGAGAAGGCTACGGCGACGGCGACGGCGACGGCGACGGCGACGGCTCCGGCGACGGCAACGGCTACGGCTCCGGCAACGGCTACGGCTACGGCTCCGGCGACGGCTACGGCTCCGGCGACGGCGACGGCTCCGGCTCCGGCGACGGCTACGGCTCCGGCAACGGCAACGGCAACGGCTACGGCTACGGCTACGGCAACGGCGACGGCAACGGCAACGGCTCCGGCTACGGCTACGGCGACGGCGACGGCTCCGGCGACGGCTCCGGCGTAAAAATACTTGATGCCTAGCCTCTTGCGCCAGCACGCGGGGCGGCGTACAATGAAGATTACCGCGCTCCCGGCGTGGATTCAACCGTGAGGTAGCTCCTCGCGGCTAGGCTATGGAGGGGTTCTCATCCAACCCCTCCAATGCCGCTCAGGATGAGAGGGGAACGAGTGGGAAGAATTCGCTGTATCAAGCCTGAATTTCCGCAATCAGAATCTATCGGTGCGCTTACCCGTGATGCGCGTCTTTTGTTCATCCAACTTTGGACACTTGTAGACGATGAAGGCAGGACTCGCGGAAACTCGCGAATGCTCGCGAGCCTTCTTTATCCCTACGATGCAGACGCGGGAAAGCTCATGGAGGGGTGGTTGAAAGAATTGGAGGACTCAGATCATATCCGGCGCTATGTTGTGGATAGTCACACATACCTAGAAGTGCTTAACTGGTTGAATCATCAAAAGATAGATCGTCCAAGCATATCTAAATTACCGCCATTCGACGAATCCTCGCGAGTCCTCGCGAAAGTTTCCGTAGGAAGGGAAGGGAAGGGAAGGGAAGGGATCAAGGAGGGGGAAGCGCCAGAGGCGTTTGTTTTGCCCGATTGGATTCCGATACCCGTCTGGGAAGACTGGTTGGATGTTCGGAAAAAGAAGAGAGCTGTAAACACCCCTCATGCTCTCCGATTGGCAGTTGCTGAACTGGAAAAACTTCGCCAAACCGGAGAATCTCCAGTAGGGGTAATAAATCAATCCATTCTCCGGGGATATACGGGGCTTTTCCCTATAAAACAAAATAGCAACGGCAACGGCTCTCTTTTCAAACCCAACGCCCAGCCCAAACCCAAGATTCTCAGTAGGCCGGGGGAATAATGACTGATCTAACTTTCGATACCGGATTGCCTGCGAATGTGGACGCAGAGAGAACGTTGCTCGGCGCTATCCTACTCGATAATATGGCTTTCTATGAGGTCCAAGAGGTTGGGATTAAGGCCGATGATTTCTCGCTAGACTCACATCGGCGCATCTTTCTCCGCATGATGGACCTTGCCGATACAAGCCACACGATAGATATTCAGACGCTCGCCTATGAATTAGACCGCAACAAAGAGCGGGACACTATCGGCGGCATGGCTTACCTGGCGTCGCTCACCGAGGGGTTGCCACGCCGCCCAGTGATCCGCGAATATCTACGTATTGTTCGGGATAAGGCTCTTGCGCGCCGCCTAATGATCATCTCCAATGAGGCAATATCCCGCGCCGCTGATGGAATGGAAACAGCGGAACAAATAGCGGCGGGGATGAGTGAGCAAATTCTAAATGCCGGGGCGCGGGTGAATGCCGGCGGGAAGATGGTCTCAGAAACGATTGTGGACGCGGCCAATCAGTTTGAGAAAGATGCCGATTCACCTTCCGGGGAGATTCTAGGGGCACATCTGCTTACGCCGGAAATTGACCGTGTGACGGCTGGACTGATGGGGGAAGAGCTTTGTATCCTTGCTGGCCGTCCAAGTTCAGGGAAGACAGAAGCAGGTCTCCAGATAGCCCTCAAGAATGCACGGCGCGGTCTTCGAGTTCATTTCCAAAGCCTTGAGATGCGAACCCAGCAATTACACCGGCGGCTGTGGCGACTCATGGCGGGTATTCCGGTCTCGGCAATGCGTGACCCGCGCTGCTTGACTCCAGACCAGCGACAGGCGGTACGGTTTGCGCAGGAAGAACTAGCCGATCTTCCGATCTGCATCGATGATACGCACGAATTGACGGTTACAGACTTTCGCTCGCGGGCCGTCCTGGCGGCTAAGCGTTGGAAAGCTGATCTGATGATTGTGGATTACGCTCAGCTTTTATTGGTCCCCCGCGCGCGGAACATCATCGACGCAGCTCCCAAACAAGCGGAAACCTTGCGCCACATTGCCCGCGACTATTGCCGCATGGTTGCGCTTGCCCAGATTCGCCGCGCCCCTCCGATGGATCTCAATCGCTATCCGGACGTGGAAGATATTCTCGGCTCCAGCGCATTTGAGCAGGCCGCGCAAGTCATTCTCATGCTTCACCGTAGCAGGCAGGAAAAGCAGTACACGGGCGAAGACTTTTGTTTTCTTGGCAAGATGCGAGAATTACAGGATTTACGCTCGTTCGGGATCAGCGCTCAAAAATGGGGAGAGTTCAAGGACCGATACGACGAAGCGAGAGAAGCTCCCTCTTCGCGCAACTGGCAAGCAGAAAGGGATTGAAATGTGCGCATTAGCGACTCTAGCGTGACAGCACGTACTCGCGATCTCAGGAAGCCGCAGTACGGCGGTCATGTAATCCAGAAGCGCATCCGGGAAGGTTCCCGCGCATACGAATATCGGCTAGGAGGCTGACAATGGGAGAAGTAACAGGTATTGCATGGACAGATCACACATTCAACCCGTGGATTGGCTGTACGCGGGTTTCTGAGGGTTGCCGCAATTGCTACGCCGAGCAGCTTGTCACAACGCGCATGGGGCGCAAGTGGGGGCCAGGAACGGAGCGCCGTCGCACATCTGCGGCCAACTGGAAAGAGCCGATACGGTGGGCTAAGAAAGCGCGAGCAGTTGGACGACGCGATAAAGTGTTTTGCGCGAGCCTAGCGGATATCTTCGATTTTGAAGCTCCTATTGAAACGCGGCGAGATTTATGGAAGCTGATTGGCGATACGTGCGATGCGCTAGATTGGCAATTGCTTACAAAACGTCCTATGCGTATCACGCCGGTTATGTGTGAAGACGGACTTAATTTAGGATTCTTTGAATTGACGCATTGTTGGCTTGGTACGACTACGGAGAACCATCAGACCGCAGAGGAGCGCATACCAGAAATACTCCAGGTTGATGCTGCCGTTCGATTTCTCTCATGTGAACCACTTATCGGGCCTATCAATCTCGACAACTTGAAATACAGGCCAGGAATGGATGGCTGGTTATCTGCTTTTAATGAAAATGCATGGCCTGAGCTCGGGAAGATTGATTGGGTGATTTGTGGCGGCGAGAGCGGCGCTCAGGCTCGCATAATGAAACCAGAGTGGGCGCGGAACTTGCGCGATCAATGCGCGTCGGCAGGAGTGGCGTTCTTTATGAAGCAGATGGGGAGCGTCTTCGGTCCGAGCAAGGGCCATGATCTTCCAGACGATCTCAACATCAAGCAATTCCCGGTGAGCGCGTGAGACCCAAGCCAACACCCATCCCGCACGATCCGTACAAGCAGGCGCGGCTGATCCGCGAGCAGTTGAACCGAGAGAAGGATGCGAAGAAGAAATGAGCTACCAGCGATTGATCGTCCCGCATCGGCAAAGCGGCAGGCGTAAGAATTCACGGCGCAAGAAAGTTGCAGCGCAGTTCGGACTCACGCCATGTATGTCTACCCACGAGAAATTGCCGGATACGTTGCTTGACCAACTGGACCGCTGCAAGAATGTCGCGGCGAAGAGGATACTGCTGGGCGTGAGCCGGTAAGCGTGCTACACTATTCCTGTATGCGCTTCTCGACTCCAACTCGACCGTGCCGCTAAGACATTCACTTGTCTAGGTGTGGCGCAGTCGGACGGGTGAGAATGGGTGTTATGCGAGGCTTCAAGTAGGCAATGGCGACCAGCACCAGGCCCAGGATAGCGGGATCGAGCAGCGCGGTCATTCGGTGGCCAGCTTGAGTGCTGCCTGTACTTCTTTCAGTGTTCCAAACGAGTTGATGTTGCGGAATTTACCGCTATCGTTCGTGGACACAGAGCATGGCGTTGATACCAGCAATGCACGTAGCATGACTTCGGCTGCTTTCAGCGCCTCAACCAGCGCATCCTCGACCGGGCGCGTGTTCCAGGCGGAGATTGCAGCTTCTTTTGTAGGATGTACAGCGTGGAGACTCATTCGGCATTTTAAGTCTTCTTCGCAAGATACAAACCAGTCATCTCCGCTGAGACAATCGACGACTAGATTGCAAGTGCGCCCGCAAAACGGGCACGGTTTCAATGCTTCGCTCATAATGCTGCCTCCAAGATCAGCCAGCCGCCAACGGCCAGCGCGGTTACGATTGCCAATGTCAAGCGCACGGTGGGCCAGTGAATCAGCGGCTCAGGTGCGCGTATGCTCACGTTGGGAGCGGCGATCAGGTTGGTCAGCGGGTCAGTCATTGGTAGCCTCGACAAACTTCCCACCCTTCAACGCATAGAACGTATCGGCATTTATCTTCTTCCCATCCACAATGGCGATACCCATGCTCTTGATCTTGCCGTCTTTCCATTCTGCAAGAACCAGCCAGTTTCCTTTGATTCCTTTTGCCTGTCCTTCAAAGCCGAGCGATGCCGCGATGCACTCTTTTCCAGCTACAGCCGAGTGCGCGGAGTTGCCGGTGGTGGCCGAGTGCGCGGAGTCGCCGGTGGTGGCCGAGTGCGCGGAGCAGCCGGTGGTGGCCGAGTGCGCGGAGTTGCCGGTGGTGGCCGAGTGCGCGGAGTAGCCGGTGGTGGCCGAGTGCGCGGAGTCGCCGGTGGTGGCCGAGTGCGCGGAGTAGCCGGTGGTGGCCGAGTGCGCGTCGTTGCCGGTGGTGGCCGAGTGCGCGGAGTCGCCGGTGGTGGCCGAGTGCGCGGAGTTGCCGGTGGTGGCCGAGTGCGCGTCGTTGCCGGTGGTGGCCGAGTGCGCGGAGTCGCCGGTGGTGGCGCTCTTTGTCGGAGAACTCTTGACCTTGCTGAAAACGAACTCAACAGCAGCTTTGAGCAGAGCCGGAATCTTTACCTCAGCTTTAATAGTGAGCGATTGGGCAACGCGCTTGGTATCGTCTCGCGTTTCGTCGGAAACTCCATCAGCTTCCACCAGAGCGAAGCGGCTACCGTCCAGTGGTTTGTAGTAGCTCCATGCGCCCAGCGGGTGCTCCACGAAATGCAGCCCTTGATTGCAGAGCGAGATGGTTCCTTGGTGGGTGTAGGTTTTCCCTACTTCGTACTGAAATGGCTTGCCGTTGGGCGAGCATTGCAGCTTATCGTTGAATCCCTTGTATCCCTTCATTTTCAATCCTCCCTATTCCGTGTTGCCTGCTCGTACAGCTTGCGGCCTGCTTCGATTGCCTTTGCCTCACGATTCTCGGCGCGGGCCTGTTGCCATGCCGCCCTGTTCTCTGCGCGTTCGTAGCCGACCATCAGCGCGATTCCGGCAATCAGAATGACAACGGAAACGCAAAGCAAGGCTATGAGCCAATTCTGCATGATGATGTCGAGTGCTTCGGTGATGTGGTTCATTGTTTAGCCTCACCTTTCGGTAGCTTCATGCGGAGGGCGGCTGCTTTGGCAAACGCAAATGCGGCTGCGCGTTCTTTGCTTTTCTCTGATCTGTCATTAGGGAATTCAGATGGGTTGCTGTTAAGGATTCCACCATCCCTCTTCCAATCTTCGAGACTCTTCCAGAGGCAACCCATTCGTATCCATCGGGAGCCGTCAAGGAAAAGAACAGCCTGAATTTGGTATGGGTAAGACGAGACATTGATCTGGCGAAGGTTGGCGATTGTCTTCTTGTCGATTAAGGCGCTGGACAGGTCGGCGCAGGACAGGTTGGCGCTGTACAGGTCGGCGCAGGACAGGTTGGCTCTGGACAGGTTGGCGCAGGACAGGTTGGCGCAGGACAGGTTGGCGCTGTACAGGTTGGCTCTGGACAGGTTGGCGCTGTACAGGTTGGCGCAGGACAGGTTGGCGCTGGACAGGTCGGCGCAGGACAGGTTGGCGCTGTACAGGTCGGCGCTGTACAGGTCGGCGCAGGACAGGTTGGCGCTGTACAGGTCGGCGCTGTACAGGTTGGCTCTGGACAGGTTGGCGCTGTACAGGTTGGCGCTGGACAGGTTGGCGCAGGACAGAATAGCTTGCTCGACTGCCTGTTTTACGGTGGTAGCGTCTTTCGCGGTGTAAATCACATCGCCGTAAATGTTCTTAATTTCTACCATTTCGCTCCTCCTTAATGTGTTGCGGTTATGCTGCTACCAACTGGCACTGCTTACGGCAAGGACAGCGCGGCGGAAGTTAATTCAGTAGACAATGTGCTCCAGTTTGTGTTGATTACTCCGGAATAATAGTTTTTCTCCGTCATAGACCTCAACCCAAGGAATGAACGCCTGCTCCCCGCATTCCTCTATCTCGCGTATTTCGGTACATCCACACCCCACCGTAAACGAGCATGGATTTCCTTCCGTGGTGATATAGCTAATCATGCGAATCGGCGGACGATTTATCATTTTTTCTGCTCCTTATGCGGTTGAGTACCGCTGTGCTGCTGGTGCGATATTGCACCTGTTAGGCTGCTACTTTCCTTCTTCTACTACACTCTTAATAATTGTCAGCAGATCAAATTTCGCCGCCGCCGCCGC